TTTTTAGGGTTATATATTGTATTTCCTTGTTTTATTTCACTATCTTTAATCCAACGATTATTATTAACCAAATCAACCAAACCAATTTCAATTTTTTTCATTGAGAATGGCATTGCTGATTGACCTAATGATTTAATGTTAGCAATATAAGCATCCAAGTATTTTTTAGCCAATTCTTTATTTTCTGGAAATGAAGAAGTTTTAATTAAATTATTTAATGTTGATTCGTACCATTTATTAAAAACACCATCAAATTGTTCTTTGGTTTTATATTGTTGAATATCACCTATTTCATTTCTAAACAAACTAGCAATAGCTAATTTATTTATCATATCTTCAGATGTATCATTAAATTTTTTAGTTAATATGTCTAGTGTTTTTTTACCATAAATCTCGTTTATAGCTAATCCTTCTCTAAGTAATTGTTTAATTATATTCTTCATACCTATAAATATCCATTAAAATAAAAAAGGGCCCATAAGGCCCTATTTTTTTAATATCTTTCCAAGTCTTTTAACTCGTTCCCTAAATTGTGCTTCCGTACCATTATTATCAACAATTATATCAGCACATGATTTATCTATGTTGAATGAACTTGCATCCTCCAATGGTAATCTTTCACTTGCATCAATCCAAATAACCAAATCAAATAACTCTTGTTTAATACATTCTTCAATCTCACCCCTATCTCGCATGCCGACATAACAATCTGCCATCGCTAGAATACCCTTAGCAAGTTTGGCTTTATCATCTTTGTTATAATCACAAATCATTTCATACCATTCTTGTCTATGATTCATACGGTCCTCAAAACATTCAATCGATGTTGTGTATCCGTATTTTTCTTTTAATTCATCATAAATGAATATATCAGCAGCAGCTTGTGATGATGAAATGAATGTTAATCCAAATTCATCTCTGAGAATTTCAGCAAAAGTGTCCTTGCCATGTCTCATATTCCCTATAATAAGTAATTTTGGTAACATATATTTAAGCTTCAAATAAAGAATAATTATCACCTGTATTTCTGGTATCACCAAAATCACCATCTAATTCTTCACCATCATAATGTAACGATGTAATTAGTTCAAAAGCACCATCTAATAATTCAACAACCACTGGTGTTAACAATTTTGGGTTAAATTCTTCAGTTTCCAAATCAAATATTCTAAATTGACCTTTTTGCATTGATTCGACAATAAAATAGTTATCATCGTAAAAATGAAAAGTAGTTTCAAAGGTATCATAAATAAATGAAAAACCCTTACCAGATTTCCAAACTTCATTACCATCTTCATCTTCAACAACAATTTCCATAGTATTTATTAAGTTTTCATTATCAAAATAAAGACCATTAACAATATCATCAGAATCATAAATACTATCACGTTCTAACACATCACAAATTTCTTCATTAGTCATCTCACCATCAGAAACATTATTTTCTGTAAATGTTTCTAATTGTTCTTCACTTATTGTATGGATAATTGCATCACAACCATATCCACTTACGGTTATTTTATATTTCATTATTCAGCGTTTATCTCTTGAGATTCATTATTTAACTTTTCTCTACGAATATCCATATCGTTAAGTTCCTCACCTAATGATTCATAATAACCTTCTTCATTCGTTGGTTTCATTTCCCATGCGTTTGATTCAATATAATCAATAGCTTCTTTTCTATCCATTCCAGCTAATTCTGGATAGTCTTCAACATTAAGTTCGATTGGTTCTCTAACAATATACGTTGAGTAACCTTCAGTTGCAAATACTGAAATTGTTTTAGGTGTTTCTTTTTTTTCTTCTGACATAATTTTATTTATTTAATTTATTATTATTCCTCTTCTTCATCATCTTCATCATAATCATCTTCATCAATTTCTTCAAAATATAGTTCTTTTTCTTCATCGTAAATTTTATCTTTTACGTCACCCATATTTTGTAAATCATCTAACAAAGTATATTCATCATCTTCCATCGATTTCATATCCCAGAAATTTTCGTTGATATATGAAATCATTTCTTCTTTACTCATACCTTCCAATTCAGGATAGTCTGATACGTCAATGGTCATAGAATCGTACCATACGGAGTAGCTGTGAGATTCAATTAAACCGAATCTAAGTTTTTTAGGTGTTTCACTCATAATTTTCTTTTTTTTACAAAAATACGAAATAGTTTTTACATAAACAAACTTTTTTAAAATAAAAAAACCCATATCACTATGGGTTTTAGTTTTCACCTGCAAGAACCTTTTAGTAGCAACCTAAAAGGATGGTGAATTTTAATTTCAGAATAGCATTTTTTGGTTTATTTTACAGATAACTTTTTTTAATTGCTGTAACTATTCTTTATATTTTAATCTTTTATTTGTTTTTTAACTTCTTAGTCACCATTAATTTGGTGTGCAATTATCACTACGTGCAAGTGAGTTAATTTGATAATCTAGCGGAAGAAGGAATCGAACCCCCGACCTCAAGGTTATGAGCCTTGCGAGCTACCACTGCTCTATTCCGCATTATTAGACTACTATAAAGGACTCGAACCTTTTACCCTCACCCCCAGTGGATGCCGCACTTCCCTCGTGCTAATAGTAATATTGTTGACCAGAATCACTTTTTTTCCATATAAAGTGTTGTTTGATTGCTGAACTGATTCTTTTGTCAATTTAATTTGGGACTGTCCAGACTTACAACTCTGCCTTTTGGCTGTCCAAGTTAAATGTCCTGTCCCATAAAATTTATCTCAAGATGGTTATTTGTACTTTTCATCCCAGCGGATTAACCCATTTCACGTCTTCGGCTTTGCTTTGGCGAGAGTCTACTATACTTCAACTACATCCTACTTGCACCTTTTGGGGTGGTTGACGGTTTTCTTTTGAATGGAGAAATTACCATTTTTTCTAATCATGGGAAGATAAAATATCTTCCATACCAAATTAGCCTCTTAAGTTTGTCTGTTTTTTTGTTGCAGAACCCATCTTTTTAGATATTTTTATTATGTGTATGAACGTGTGTTTATTAATTATATGCAAATATACTAAATAACATATGATATAACAAGTTTTTTTGTAACTATTTTTATATTATTTTTCAATTTTCTGATTTTCAGGTTCTTGTGGGTTAATATTTTTTACCATTTCATTAACTATAACAAAAATATCTTGTTTTTCGTTAAGTGTATGAACAACATTAAGAACTTCATAATATTGTTCATTTAAATAGATATATTCATCTCTTCTTGGGATAATAAACATTTCTACGTTTCTTTTTATTGGATTCCATTTACTATTTAAAATAGTAACAGTATATTTTAATTCATTCATATATTTATATATAACATAACATCATCTAAAATCTAACACCATGAAAACACAAAACACTAAAGGGTGTGGTTGTAAACCACCAAAAAAATAATTAAAGGGCTAGTAAGCCCTTTAATTATTTGATAATTTAACCTCTGATAAAGCGACTTATCAGAGGTTTTTATTTCTGTCTCAAAGGTTATTGTTGAGCAGAATCACTACGAACGTTTATACTCTTCCTTTTACCCAACCTTCATTGAGGTAAACATCTAAGTTTTCTTTTTTAATCTTTTTATTGATACCATCTTTAGTAATCCAACACGTACCAAATTGTGAATTTGTTTCACCAATACCAGTATTCTTCTTTGTTTTAGACATCAATTGTTTTGTTTCTTCAGAATGTATTTTATCTTTAAAATTATCATATTTTAACAAACCTTTAGCGTGTTTATCTTTCATAATTTTATTCATTCTATCTGATGTATCTTTTCTTAATTTTTCATCACTGTTATAGCGTTCTATAAACGCCTTATTCCCAGCTTTTGAAAAATTCATCATATGTTCATCATTAATAAAACCACCATAACCACCTTCTTTAAGGTTCATACACATTGGTTCAGATATTAATTTGCTATTAACAATTTCAATTTCTCTAATTACTAAAGCTTCTCTTGTTAACAAAAACTCTAAAATTTCTTTAGTGTGATTTTCAGGACCATGTTTTCTTATTGAATGTCTCAATTTAGTACCACTACCTAAATAATTATCATCTAAGTTACTTGTACTATGCATTCCTACATACCATTTTCCAGTTACATTACATGTTGTTTTATAAATGTAATGTATTGTTTTTTCTTTTCTTGCCATTTTAGTTTCTTTATATATAAATATACAAAAAAACTGAAATAGTACAAAAAAGTTGATGGTTGAGGTAAGGGGATTCGAACCCCTGTCCAAAAGCATTCATAAAAGGCTTTCTACATGTTTATCCAATTCATTTAACTGGCAATCTTTCAAGATGGAGATGGTTCCAATATCTATAACAACCCGTATCCGATTTAACCACTGATACGACAGTGGGTTCTAGTGAATTATCACCATCCAGTGGATTACCACCATTGGCAGTAGTTAGGCTACTGCAACCTCTCCTGTTGAAAACACTGATGCTTCTTCCAAGAAATTTTCTGATACGTTAAATACGTTGTCAATTCAATCTTTTAATAGACAGATTTAAGTGCTTCCAATCTAGCACTACATGCTTACAATCTACGACCATACCCTGTCGATACCGTTTACCCCAATAATATTTAAGAACTTGTGATTTATAAATATGTGGATTTCATTAAAAAAACCCACATATTCTTAAATCTTGTGCAAATATACTACATCTTTTTATTCGATGCAAGTTTTTTTGCTATTATTTTTTCTTTGTGGTGATGATATCATCAATGATTCCGTATTCTTTTGCTTCTTCAGCATCCAACCATAAATCACGACTTGCATCTTCCAATACTTGTTCTGGTGTTTTGTCACAATATTGACCTAACAAACCAAACAATTTAGTATTGTATTTTTCACCTTCAGCAATTGAACGTCTGATGTCTTGGATATTTCCAGAAGCACCAGTTGATACTTGGTGAAGCATTACTCTACTATTAGGTAAAGAATAACGTTTCCCTTTTGTTCCAGCACCCAAAAGAATACTTCCCATACTTGCAGCCATACCAGTGTTAACTGTAACAATATCAGATTTTACATAGTTGATAACATCTACAATGGATAATCCAGATTTAACTGACCCACCAGGTGTATCTACGTGAAGTGTAATATCTTTAACTTCTAAGTTGTCTAAGAACATAAGTTGTGCTTGTACTACAG